TAAGCTATCCATTAATTCACCTTTTCAACTTTCTTTCAACAAACACTTCTTCGACTCCTCAGTGAGTGAGGATCCACAACTCGGACAAATCTCAAGCTGAGATATGAGCAATTGCTTCTCTTTCTCCAACTGAAGTAACTGATTATCCATCTTCTTTATTTCTATATCAATGTTCAGAAGTCCTTCACGAATTCCTAAAAGCACATTTACCTTGCTATATATATCATTATACTTTTGTCCAACTTCTTCTATAGTAAAAAGAATGGTAAGGTCTTCAGGAAGAACTATTCTATCTTTCTCAAGCCTTTTTAGTTCTTCAGACAAACCTCTTAGCTTACTTATCTTCTCGGATAACTCTGTAAATGTACAGCAAAGCTCATTAGCTCTCTCTAAAGTTTGATTAGTATTATCTGGAAGAGATATCCATTCTGCTTCAAGGTTTTCCAACTCAATAGCAATTCTTTCCAATCCCTCTTTTCTTTTCTCCAGAACTTGAACAGCTCCAACAATGCTTTTTGCTTCAAGAATTCTCCGCTCAAGTCCTTCGAGATCTACTTTATCTAACTCCTTTAATCCAGCTTCTACTTCTTGAAGGTCCATTTCAAGACTTGATAGTTCAGCTTTCTCATCCCTAACTTTACCAGATAAGCATTTAACAACTTGATCTATTACATCAAGTCTTATAAGAGATCTAACATATGTAGCAACTTGCCCTGGAGAGTCCAGAACTAGGAAGTATGGCTTAAGTTGTGGCTGAACATTGATATCAGACAAGTCAATAAGTTTGGAAACATCTTCAGGAGGGGAGCTTCCAAAAGATGTGAAACTCCCCAACTCTTTACCTTCCTTATCAAGTATCTTATAACTATTCTCAGACTTCCCTCGAGCTCTCTCAATGGTGTATTCTTTATTATCTATAATAGTAGTCAGAGCAACTGAGCAGTCTTTTTGTCCTCTCCGAATAACGCTATCACCACGAGGTCGGTTGTTTACAACCCAGTTCAAAGCTTTTAAAATATTTGTCTTCCCGTGCCCGGAATCTCCTGTGATAACATTTATTCCAGGGGAGAATTCAAGCTCAGATACTTCGTGGGTTTTAAAGTTTTTTAGTGTAAGCTTTTTAAGCATTGTTTCAACCTGCCTTAAACATGGCATCCTTTAATACATAAAACAACAAAGCACACTACAAACACAACCCAACATATAGTATTACATATATCTTCTGTTTGCTTATCACTCATCTTTCACCTCACTATAAAATAACTTCCGTCTTCCATATTCACAAAGCAAAAGTGCATCGCTTCGCCCGTCTAAAACTCTACCTCTTTCTGTTTGTAGTTTTGCTTTTGGAAACAATTTGCTCGCTATCTGAAATGCTTGTACTTTTTCGTCTCCCTTAGCTTTTGTTATCTGAAAATGCTTTTTCCACTCCTTCGATAGAATAAGCTCATAACCAACCCCCAAAGCAATCAAAATTCCTTCCAACAAACCCTGGCAATATCCCAAACCAAAACTTGCTTGAACCCTGAAACCAGGTGGCATAGATTGCATTTTCTCTATGAAAACGGTTCTCTCCTCCAACATAAGAGTGAAAAAATTACTTATGGCTCCAACATCATAATCTCGTTTAACTTTCTTACCCTTCTTATAAGAGAGTACTGGCATATCTATAAGATGAATTATATCACCTTTTTGATTTAACTCAGCAATTGCTCCACTTAGGCCAGGATCTATACCTACAATGTTCATTTCTTATCCCCATCCCCCTTACCAAATTCTTGGTTTACGCTGTTCCGTTTCGTGAGCCTTCTGCCATATAACCCATAACTCTTCCCGCAGTTTCCCCTCCAAACCATTCCTCTCAATGTGGTCTATCCACGACTTCATAGTCCTCTCTTCATCCCAAAGTTTTATTTTTGTCTCCACCCCCATTGCCTTTCGAGGACCATTCTGAAGTTCACTGATAAAGTATAAGCTAGAACCTATGTCGTCAAGCCCATAAGAAAAAAGGATCTTAAATTTTCCTTTCCTAAAAGGAGGGGCAACTTTATTCTTAACAACATCAAAATCCGTCCAGATTCCAATAACTTTCTTAGCCGAATTTACTATTTTAGCATCGTGCTTAAGATGAATCCGAACTGATGGATAGTACTCCGGAGCTCTTCCACCTGTAACTGTTTCTCCACCAAATGCAGAACCAATCCGATCTCTTGCCTGGTCAATTAGAAACAAGGTGGTGTTACTCTCAGCAATAGCTTTGATATACTTTCTAAATCCAAGAGATAGCTGCTTAGCACGATATGCTCCAAAACCTTGCTCATCCATCCTCCTCTCATCTTCAATCTTTGCAGGAAGAGCTGTAACACTATCAGTTACATTAATCTTTGGATTAGTATTTAGTTTCTTTTTCTTATCATCCTTATAAATAATTGAAGTAATCCAGTCGTCAAACAACTCCTCCAGAGTTCCTGGGTATCCTTTTTTAGTCTTGTTCCAGTCAAATCCATACATTAAAGCAAATTCCGGGTCCATAGTATGTTCAACATCATTATAGTAAGTTTCTATCCCCGCCCGTTGGGCATAGCCAAGAATAGTAGCTGCTAACACAGATTTACACGTACTCATACCTCCATAGGCCTGCACAATTCTTCCAAGTGGGACGCCACCAGGAAATCTGTTAGCAATAGCAAAATCAAGAACAGTGCACCCTGTTTGAATCCACGTACTTACAGGAGGAAGATCAACTATCTCACTCGCCTTTTCAGAGGTTTTTTCAACTTCCGATTTTTCTTCAACTTCTGGTTTTTCTCTTTTGTTCATCTTATTCCTCCTCTACTTCATGCTCATTTTCTTCTCGATCTTCGTTTGCCTTCTTACCCCGCAAATCCAAAATTGCCTGCTCCGCCGACTTCCAGCCTCCCTGGCTAACTACATCCTCTTGACTATAATAAGAATAGATAAACAGCCGAACCAAATCTCTAAGCATCGACTTTCGCTGCTCAACAGCAGCCAAGAGAACTGAAGCTTCATTAGCCAGCTTGTCAGCTTCAATATAAGTAGTAACAGCACCCTGATACTCATCACTAGTTGTTATTACTGCATCTACTGATCCCTCTGTAACTTTACCAGATAAACTGTATGTCTCTGGGTTCTTTCTTATCTTCAGAGACAAGTCTGCCTTAATAAAATCAAGATGCTCCTTTGATCGTTTAGCTTCTGCTCTAACAGAAGAAACCCACTCACCAATTTCTTCATACAAAGCGGCTTGCTGTAAACATTCCTGCTCCAAACTAAACTGGTTTATTGGCAAACGTTGCCTGAAATGGTTCAAAGCTTCTTTACTTTCTTCGTTCATTATCAGAGCTCCTCAACTCTAATTATAGAATATAATTCCAAAAAGCCTCCGTGCCAGTTTTCTCCTAACAACAAGACTCTCTTTTATTTCTATTTAGTTAAGGTTAAATCAATCTGAGCTATATCCATACAACTGACACCCCTTACAAAAATATCTCCTAACTTTCCATAATCTTGCTCTCGCGCTGCCAAATAAGCTTTGTCACGTGCTAACTGAATGGATTCAGCTTCCACAAGAACTTGTGCTACTATAGGACAATAAACTACACTAGAATCATCTTCAAACTGTACACCAATATCAACCAACCATTTCATCTTACTACCTCACTTTCTTATCCTAACAAACCCATATCCACTTTTTTATAAACTTCAAACGTTGTTTTACTACTCAACTTTCAACTCCTAGCCCGCTCTCAAACGCCTGGAGTGGTAACCGAACCGAACGCAACTCAACATAACTAAACTTAACTTAACAGAAGTGTGGCTTTTTAATACTGTCCACGTCAGCTTGTTCTTTTATTCCTTCGCACGCCTTCGAGCTTCGATCTCTGCTAACTTTTGCCTAACCGAAGCAGCTTGTGCAGAATTCTCAGGTGCTCCATCCCTAGATCGAACTCTACTCTTCCTATTCTCAGCTCCGGCCTCTTCTACAACCTCTTTTGCTTCATTCTTCCCAGGCTCCTCTACCACACTCTTTTCTGGTTCCTTCACGGATTCGTCTCTAGTCCTCTCCCCTCTTGTAGCAGAACCAGTTTCTTTTTCCTTATTCTCTTCAGAGGGGGTCATACCAGAAACAGCTTGAACCATTTCTTCTTCATCCGGAACAAGAAGGATATCATCAGGAGAAGGGAGATCCTTATACCAGCATTCAGGAACTTCCCCAGCCTCTTTCAGTACAAAGTTACCATAGGAAGTTCTCTTCCCATCAATCCGGGTAAACTCAATATCTCTTCCTTCCTTTGGATCAGTAGGATCAATCTTTTTGCCTGTTCTCTTGTCCACTGATAGTGAACAGATCTGTTGATAAATAGTAGGTGGGCAGTCAAACCACTTAGGCCCCTCTTCTTCGGTCTGAGAGGAAGTAGTATCGACAACAAAAAGCAAGTACCTTTTAGCAGCAGCAAGTTCCCCAATAACAATGGGATCTGCATTCTCACTCTTAAGCTTCTTTATGTAATCACAAACAGGGCATCTCTTCTTAAACATTGCTTGTAAACAAAGAAAGGTATTTCCATCTGCCCCAACATTGGAATGCTTCCAGATTTCCTTAGCAAAAGGTCCCACCTTACTTGGAGTTACGACCCTAATAAAGTTGTTACCTTTAGGCTTTTTTGTATCGTAGCGATCAATCCCTAATCTTTCTAGTTTAGCTGTGTCAACATAATTAAAGTTGACTCTCCGGCCAGTAGCCTTTGCACCGGCTGAGATTGCTTCCTCTCTACTTGGATCAATTGAACTCATCTGATTTACCTCCAAAAATTGTTTCTATTCTTTTTTGATATCTTTCTTCCAATTTTTCACTTTGTCTGTCCATAGTTCACAAACTATTCCATCAGTAGCCCACTCCTTTACAGGAATATCTTCACAGATTGAAGCCCTACAATTTCTACAAGTCTTTTTCTTACTATTCATTTTCATCCCCCCAAGTCTCAAAGCAAGCACGAGCTATCAAAGCTCCTAACTGAGATTTCCCTCCATAGTATACGCTTGTAGCAAATATTCCCAGAAGATGAGTAATATCTTTTGCAGCTTGCATATCAGTTTGTTTCTTCAATTTATTGAATAGAAAAGTAAGTATAGACCTACGAACTTTCTCTGGCTCTTCATCAATTAAAGAGAACTTTTCAATTATCTGTTTCCACTTCTTCTCTCTCTGCTCTGGAGCCATTATAAGAAGTTTCAACAAATCCAACATGGTAGCATCTCTTTCTGTACCTTCTACGAGTAACTCAAGAGCTTCATCCACGTTTGTGATATCAGAAACTTGCTCCAGAGAAACTAAAGCTGCTCTTGGAGATCCCGCACATATTAGAGCTATTGCTTCTATGATATCTTTGTGAATCTCCAACTTCTTTTCTTTACAAGCTCGCTTCAGTACTTCTACTATCTCTTTTTCAGAAAGTAGGGTAACCTCATACTCAGCACACCTGTTTCGAACGGTTTCAATAATCCTTGAAGGATCTGTTGTACAAAGGATATAGTAACAATATGAAGGGTTATCCTCTAGAATCTTTAGTAGAGCCTGCTGGGCATCATTGGTAAGAGCATGGGATTCGTCTATGATATAAGTTTTTGTAGTTCCTCCAAGTCCACGAAAGGATGAGGTTGAACCAATTTCTCGAATAGTATCTATTCCTCTGGTATTTGCCGCATCTAGTCCAAAAGTGCTATCTCTATTAGAACCAAACGCTGTCGCTAGAATGCGAGCTATTGTGGTCTTTCCACAACCACTAGGACCTTTCAAAAGAATGGCATGTGGTTGCTCGCTAGCAGGCTTTCTCAGCATCTTTGAAAGAGCACCAATAGTAGATGCGTTTCCTACAATTTCTTCAAGTCTTGTTGGTCGTACAGCTTGATAAAGGGACATCTTCAATTTACCTCATTCTTTATTTTTATTCTCGTACAAAAAGAATAGCCTCATATCTTGGATTGCACCATTATAACCCTTTGACCAATCACAATCTTTTTCAAAACCACCAACATTCCTAACACGATTTCGTAAGTATTCCTCCAGATGTTTAAGTTCTTTCTCTGCCATAAACCTTCTCCTTATCTTTGCTCATAAAGTTAAACTCTTTTAGATTGACCTGACTTTTTGTCTAATTTGTTATTCTGCACCACACAAAAGGCAATCGCTTTGCCTCTTTTACATTATAATTATACAAACATAGCTTTAATTTCTTTGAATTTTTATAACAAAAACTTCGTAGGTAATACTTTATCCAACTCAATCAAACTCCGAAGTAGAACATGAAATGCTGTTCCCTGAATAATGTTGTTGCCTAATTGGTTAACACTCAAAGGTCCAACCCTTCGCCAACCAGTAGGAGCTTCTACATAACCATCCTTCAAGTAATCATGTATAACTTTATTTTGCCACTCCTTAACATAGTGGTACTCTTCCCAGAATTCTTTTTGTGTTTTAATTATATGCTCAACTGGAACTTCCGGAAAAGATCGGGCAATACTCTTAGCCGTTGAATTATAAACACTTGGGAATACAAATCCATTCTTACCTCGATATCTTTCATCTTTTGTTACCTCTTCTATCAACTTTTGAAAAACTTTACCTGCCCACCTTCTATGAGTATCAAAAGGATTCGCTCCACCTTCAGGATGTTCTTTACTCCACTTTTGACCTTCCTTAATTTGTCTAGTAAGTTCTGGATCTTTGGAAATCATCGCAATAAGCCTTACTTCCATCCCACTATAATCAACTTCGAGAAGAACTCTTGTTCTTCCACTTCCATCATTAAGAAACTCCTCTAACTTAACTTTCTTGTCTTTTCCAATTCTAACATAAAAACCGGACTCAGTAATCCCAACCGCGTGCATTTCATACCAATTCCATCCTACTTCCCATTCAACCTCTAACGGAATATCCCCTTGCCAATCGAACCACTTGGAACACATAATTTCAGTTACTGTGTTAATTGCCTCTTTAACTACATATATATTGGTATCAAATGTAACACTATCATGAACTTCAAAAACTGGAACAATAGGAAACTTTCGTTCTACAGAAGGAATAATACATTTCCGAAACACCTTCAATTCTTTATCATGCTTGAACACATTTTGAATGTTAGGGCTATCCGCACTAGATCTATAACTTTCAGCAAAATTCAAATTATATGAAGGATGTACATAACAATTAGCATCCATTACATTTCTATAATTAGCTACCCGTTCGGTCAAACTGCAGCACTTCCGAAACCTAAAAAGAGAATTAACTAAAGTTCTTACTTCTTCATTCCTAGTTTTTTCAAGTATAGTATTTAGAGCTTCTTCATCAGTTGAACCTTTTTTGGTAGCAGTTTCTTTATACTTCTCTTCCCTATAAGTATCATATAAGATTTTCTCTAATTGTGCTGGGGAATCTGGGTTAAAAATGCTATTGTGTTCCTCTTCATACTTCTTAACTCCAGGAAGAGAACGCATTTCTAAAACTCGAAGATCTTTTTCTTCTTGATAATCTTTTTCAAGTTTCTCCAGACAGTTCACATCAAGACGAATCCCATCCTCTCTCATATTCACAAGAGCCTTCGATCCTTCATGAAGAAGTTGATAAAACTCTTCTAATCTACCTCTCTCCTCAAGAATTTTCCGTTGCCTATAATATGACATCAAGGTATATTGAACATCCCAACCCGTGTAATTACAAACATTTTTCAGTGGCTCGGACAGTAATTTTTTCACATCAACTGTTTTCTTGTACTCATGCCCGGTCATTTCATAAGCTTGAAAACCCAAACTAGTAGTATAACGAGTATTATTTATAACATGTGCAGCTATCATGGTATCGTGCACATAGTTGTTCATAGGCTGATGTAAAAATACTCTATTCCAAATTTCCTCCATATTCACATTCTGAACAGCCTTTGGAGTATTACTTGCTAGAAAACTTTGCCATGCTCCAATTATCTTCTTTCGCTCTTCTTCTGTAAAAATTTCTTTCCCATCATCCCAGTGCAACTTAAGTGGAATAACTACAGCCGATTCAACATCATCCGTTATCGAAATAGACAAAAGATCAGCTCCAGCCTCCCAAGGAGTTAATGTAGTTGTTTCATAGTCATAAGAAATAACCTGTTTGGAGT